GACGGAAGCCCCGACGGAAGCCCCGACGGAATCCCTGACGGAAGCCCAGACGGAAGCCCCGACGGAAGCCCAGACGGAATCCCCGACGGAATCCCTGACTTTTTTATTTAATACAATCGCCCTTACTATTCCATTTGAAATCGGAGAGCCACACCAAATTATTTTAGACGGTGGCTTTAATCCAGCCAACCTATAACTATTATTGATAGCAACTTCCGCACTTCTTCTGTCAGCAGGATCAGTAGATAATCCTATTTTAAGCCATTCATCTCGGAACTCAGCCATACGATCTATTTGACTTTGAGTTAATTTTTCAATTTTCATTATATCCTCTCGGAGCTTAAAATAATTAATCCAGAACGTTTCTAATTTCTTCTGGAGAATATTCTCGCTGATGCGTAATCCGATAAACACCAGCGGGTAATTTTATTTCTGCGTGTTCTTCGTGCTTAACTAAAATATCCTCTTTGGATTCTAAATAGAGATTGCCGTCAGAATCGATAAAAGATGCCGTCACGTCGTCAACGATAGCGTGAGCATGTCCGGTAACTTCACCGTAAGCAAGGATGATCCTGCCATTATCCTTTTTGTGTTTTTTTAAGCCAGAGGGCAATGCTTCTATTTTTTCGATAAATACATCGCCTTGTCGAAATTGCAAATTATTTTTATTCATTGCTGTATCCTTTAAATAATTGATGTGAGTGAGTTTTGAAAAGTTTTAATCTTCCGTTCAAGATTTTTTATTGACTGAATTCTACTTAAAGAATCTGCCATTTGCTGTTTAGCCGAAGCAAGGTAGGCGTATTCTTCAGAAAGAGCTTTTCCAATTGCGGTTTGCAACTCTTTTAATTTTTCTTCCACAACACATTCTCCTTTTATTATGCCAAGACTTTATACATTTCTTCGTAATTTAATGGATAGAAATTCTTTCTCGGTGCATTTGGATTAAAATAGATCGCCCTGTTGTCAAAATCTTTTACTGTAAAAACAGGAATAACCATTTCAGGATTTTCATCTCTGGCGATGTTCCAGCAATTATCGCACATAAGACCGCCGTCAAGATTCTTGGTTAGTTCGTTTTCAGGAAAAAAGTCACCACAGTATTCGCAGCGGACTTTATCTTCAACTGATTCTTCGATATTATTCATTTTCTTCTTTCCACTTAGGAGTTGCATTATATTTTGACCAAGCTGGAATTATGGTTGATTGTTCTGGTTGCATAGTTCCAATGTATTTTGTCGACGTGACGTAAGAATAAGTATTTGCCCAATACCAAAATTCTACGCGAACGCTATCGATAGTTACAGTGCTAATATTTTTTAATTCCCAAAGAATTAAAAACTCTGCGTCATAGCCATCGATTAGTTCATAACCAACGGCGGTTATCGTAATTGGATTTTGTTCAGGCGTTACTATTGTTACTTCTGTTGGATTGCTGTAATCGCATCCGACAATAAAAAAAACAACAATTAAAAATATAAAGCATCTCATTTTAATGTCTCCTATTCTTTTTAATTTTAAAAAGTAACGGCAGAAAGAGACGGTTACTGTCTGAGCAACCACGCTAAGGTTAGATAACCGCATTTCTGCCGTCCTGATTAAATTTGATTTTATTGATACGTGGTTGCTCATTGTCATTTTCTCTTATTAAATATGAGATTATACATTCTAAAAGTCAAGTAAAATCGTAAAAAAGATTAAAATTAATTTTGAAAATAACTGTTTAAAATGCGATATGAGCAACAATAAATATCTTATTTTATCATAGTTTGAGCATTTGTAGTGCTAATTTAACGCTGAAAATAAGCAAGATTTTCAGGAATCGCGTTTTTCGCAGGATAAACAATAAGGGTTGTAAAGTAAAACCATAGGGATTTGACAAGATAATGGCTGTAAACGCAAATTTGAGCGTTTTTTGATAGCTGTAGCGTGCTTTTTTGAGGAGTTACACCACCTAAGAATCACTGCTTCTGGCTTTTTCAATAAAACCGACAAACCTTTGTCGTTTTAGTTAGATACACCGACAAACCTTTGTCGGTTAGAAACTTGACATTCGGAAAACGAATGTATAAATTTCTCAAAACAAAAACAGGAGCTTTCTTGGAAACTGAAAGTAGTCTTTCGCAGTTCGTTCCACAAAAAAGAAATTCAAATAAACATACAGAGCGTGGTTTGGCGATGCTGGAAAAATCAATTCAGCAGGACGGATTTATCGGCGCCATGACTTCCGCGGCGGATGGGGAAATATTCGACGGCTCTGCAAGATTGGAAAAAGTAGTGGACGTTTTACCGGCTAATCCGATAGTAGTGGAAAGTGACGGAACACGTCCGATTATTATTAAACGAACCGACATTCCAAACGCAGAGGATCCTAGAGCGAAAAGATTATCTGTTGCTGCGAACAGAATAGCAGAAATAGATTTGCAGTGGGATGAAGATGTTTTACAGGATGTTTTCAAGGGATTTGAAACCGATCTTTTCACCGAAGAAGAATTAGGCGATTTGATTTCCCAGTCAAAAGAGCTTCTTAAAGAAACGATTCAAGAAATAAAGCCAAGAAAAATGCTGCATATATTAATAAGCGTTCCGGTAGAAGACTCGATGTTTATCAAAGAAGGCATCGAAGCATTGAAAGCAGAATATAAGTCGGCGGAAGTTGAATATGGATCGAATTAAAACTAACAATTCTTTTCTAATTGATAAAATAATGCTGCGGGCGAACCACTTGCCGGATAATCCTGTAGTATTAAATTGCTTCGCAGGAGAGGATTTGATTTGGTGCGGAGTTGAATTGAAAGCCGGTAAAAAGATTCCGAGACTGAACATTGATAAGAAATCTTATGGAGATTTTTATATCCCAGGGGATTGCATAGGATACCTAGAAACTTTAGACCTGAATAAATATTCCGTCATAGATTTAGATTCTTATGGAATTCCATTTAAAGAATTGCAGGTTTTAGTAAAAAGAAAATATAAAGGGACTATTTTTGTAACATTCATTCAAAGTATAATAGGAGTTTTGCCGACAGAATTATTACTATCTCAAGGTATAACCGAAAAAATGATAAATAAAATTCCGACAGCTTACTACAAATCGGGATGGAAATATTTTTTGAATTATCTATCTTCAGCTGGGGTTACTGAAATTGTTCAAAGAACGAAAGACCGAAAGCATTATATCTGTTTTCATTTGTGCTGAACCGGCCTCATATTATTTTGATAACCGGTGGGAAGAAATCCTTGAAGGTCTTTTTTAACATAATGATTTGCTTTAAGACTTTGGAGAAGGTCAATGACTATATGTGTAAACTCTTCCCAGTTTGTATTGCGGGTAATTTCTGAATAATTTATGCGTCCAACTTTAAACAAATCAATGAAAGAATATGTTGCTTTAATTACGTCCATAGTTGCTTCGACGCTAATAACCGGCTCGAGAGAAATCCAAGTAAAAATGCCTGCATCGTGGTATTTTTTAAGCGCTTCAATCCTGTCTTCTGGAAGAGCCGCTCCACGTTCCCACTTTTTTGAGAAAGCCGGATCGACGGAGGTCATGGTCGATGCGAAGGAATCTTTCTCGGGCCGAAACAAATCAAGGTCTCTCAAGGAACGAGTGCCGCCTTTTGTTAGAGTGCAAAATGGAACGTTTGCGTTTCTTAGCAATTGTAAACTTTTTCGGGTTAGTGTATTATCGAAAGGATGGTAAGGGTCAGTGCTGAAGCATAACAAAACTTGGTCGTTTATTTCAAACTGCGATAGAATTTCGCAATCGGCAGAAAGTTTAGATAGAAAATCTTTCCTTTCAACGGCAGAGGAATCAAATTCTTTACGATCAACTTTAACAACCGAAGGAACGTAGCAGTATATACATGCGTGTCCGCATCCGCGATATGGATTCAAGGCAAATTTTGAATATTCTTCAGCTTGGCCTTTTGGAGAGTAAATAACCTTACAGCGTTTGAACTCAGACTCAAAATCTTTTGTTGGTTTTTCAAAGAGTGCATCTTGCATAGTTACTCCGTTTTTGATTTTATGATAATCTTTATGAACAACAGATTCAACACTTTTTTAAATTAAAAAATAATAACTCTTGACAGAATGACCGAAAAACCGAAAAAGAAAATAAATTACGAACAAATATTAGTAAAGATATTTGCTATGTATATCCGGCTAAGGGATGCCATAGAGACTACCGGCTCAAAGGAATGGTTTATTTGCTGCACTTGCGGGCGGCGCCTTCCTTTTGATCGTTCACAGGACGGGCATTGTTTTGGAAGATCAAAAGCCGGAACAAAATTTGAGGAGCATAATAACCACGCCCAATGCGATACCTGTAACGGAGACCGAAAGTCTTTAGGACAGTTTTACGCACACAAAGCTTTTATTCGGCAGAAATACGGGCAAGCGGAGCTTGACAGGCTGGAATATATATCCAAAAAGCTGGTAGTTCAGAGGAGAGACGAGTGGTATATTCAAAAAATCGAATATTATAAGAAAAAAATTGAAGAGATTAAGGTTTGCATTTTTTAAAAAACTTCTCAATTATATTAAAAGAGTACATGATATATCTATATCTATCATGATATGCTTACGTATGATTCCATATGGAATAAAATAGATTAAAAAACCCAATGAATTTATATAATTGAAAATCATTTAAAAACAGAAATTTATTAGAAAACACATAAGTACGAGTTACTCTACTTTTTGTTGAAGAAAAAAAAGCAAAACATCAAAAACATTAAGGAATTTGCATATTTTGAGTTATAACCGGCTACCGTCAATGATTTCAATGAGTTACAGAGTTATCCACAAGTTATCAACATTCTTGAGGTTTAAGAAATTGTAGAAGAAGATGTGGCTGAAGATCAATATGGTTACCAGTTAGTAAACAATCTGAACTATACAGAATCGCTTTTGACATAAAACTTGCAGCTTTATTTGCATTGACGAACAAAATGATTATATTTGCATCGATTAAGACGAGGAGAATCTGATCTCAAATATGGAATTGAAAGACCTATTGATTCCGATATCATTTGTCTTTGAAATATTTCTTCTTTGGATAATATTCAGAAAATCCAAGAAAAGAAAAATCCCACTTTATTCGTTAAACCATCATTTTATCGCTAAAACTTACGTAGGAACAACTATGCCGATCAAGAAAACAAACCTGAAAAAGAAAATGAAAGCACAGAGAAAAGCGAACAGAAAACTGGAAAAGGAAAGTAAAAACGTAATACAACCACCACCGCCGCAAAGACCATCAGAAGACTTTGTAATAAGCGAACATATAAATAGTTGAGATGAAGGTGTAGATGCCGAGACGGTCAAAAAACCAGAGAAGAGCTGATAAGCAAAGAATAACCGATATGATTATGCGAGGAAAGAACGGTGCACAAATTGCCGTAGCATTGAATGTGTCGGAAACAATTATCAGTAAAGAAATAAAAAAGATTGAATCAGAATGGAGGGAAGCAAGATTTGACTCTCTGGATATGTATAAGCAAAAAGAATTGAGTCATTTATATTTTATTTATCAAGAAGCAATAAACGGATGGGAACGAAGTCTGAAGGAAAGCGAAAAGAAAAGACAACGATTAAAAAGCATCCAGAGTCAAGCGCTTGATGGAGGCACAACGAACACTCCTACTGAAGCACAGTCAGAGGTAACGAAAGAAGTAAGAGCCGGTGATCCGAGATTCCTTCAGGTAGCCAGAGATGTCCGGCAACAAATCAGAGAATTATTGGGATTACATATTGCCACCGAGCCGGAAGATTTGAACAAACTGCCAAAGTCACCGATCGAAGCAAGGAAAGAACTCGAACAAATAGTTGCCAGTAATCCGAAAGAATTTGAATTGATGCTTAATAAATTTCAGATAGCACTTCCAAATGAATCCGTCGCAAGTCAATAGGGCGTTACTTCTGATGAAGTATCTTGAAAATATTTCGCGTTGGCAAAAAAATCCTTTAGATTATTTTGTTGAACGTCTTGGTATAAGACGAGAGACAATCGACTGGGGATTGATTGACGAATATAAAAACCATCAGTGGGATGGAACGGTAAATCCGATGTTGTCTATTTGTGAATCAATTTCTCAGGGTAAATGGACAGCGGTAGAGTCAGCGACTGCAGTTGGAAAGACATATATTGGAGCTTGTTTAGTGTTGTGGTTCTTCGAGTGTTTTGAAAATGCTTTAGTCATAACAACTGCTCCGAAAGAAAAACAACTACAACTTCATATCTGGAAGGAAATCGGTAAGCTTTATAATAAATTCAACATAGGAACAATGACGAAATTATTAATCAGAATGTATGAAGGAAAAGACGAATGGATAATTGTAGGATTTGTTGCCGGTGTTAAAGCCGACGAAGAATCAGCAACACGAGCCCAGGGATTCCACGCAGAACATTTATTAATTGTTTTAGAAGAAACCCCGGGAATACCCATACCTATAATCGAAGCATTTCAGAATACAGCGACAGCTCCGCATAATATAATTTTAGCTTTTGGAAATCCAGACCATCAACTTGATGCGTTGCATACTTTTTCAAGACTTAAAAATGTCAACTCAATAAGAGTTTCCGCTTTAGACCATCCGAATATAGTTTTAAAAAACGCACAGTTTATACCGGGTGCAACATCTGAGCAAGGACTTGATAGATTGCTTACAAGATACATTCACAAAACCAATCCGATGTATATGTCACGCGTGAGAGGTATATCTCCAGAACAATCTACAGATGCAGTAATAAGATTGGAGTGGTGTTTTAAGGCAGCGGAAAAATATGAAGAACTCTGCGGACTTGACGATGAACCGGATCCTGCTCAAATAAAGGGTATGAAGGCATTAGGTGTTGATGTTGCAAACAGCGAAACAGGAGACGATGCTTCAGTTGCTTACGGAATAGGAAATGTCTTATTGACTATCGAATCTGACAATTGCCCGGACGCCAATCAACTGGGTCATAAAATAAATATAATGATGAACGAGAAACACATATCAGCTCAGTATGTAGGAGTGGACGGGGTAGGAGTAGGAGCTGGTACTGTAAACGCACTGAAAGAAGATAAAAAAAATATTGTTAATTTAATGTCTGGAAGTTCACCTGTCGAAGTGCCCGATATGGTAGAACAATTCGGAAATCTTCGCGCTCAAATGTGGTGGCAATTAAGACTGGACTTATCTCAGGAAGCTTTAATACTTCCGAAAGACGACGAACTATTTGCCGATTTGATAACTCCAAAAATGTTTATACGAAGCGGAAAAATTTATATCGAAGAAAAGCAGGCGATAAAAGATAGACTCGGGCGTTCTCCAAACAAAGGTGATTCTGTCGTATATTGGAATTGGGTAAGATCAAGACGAACAACCATGGCGGCGGTTGCAGGAGCGAAGAAGAAAGAAGACAACGGAAACGGTAATGGAAAAAATGGAAACGAAACTAATCCAGTATTCAGATATCAACCGGCAACAGGACGTAGGCCTACAACATTTTAATAGGAGATAATTATGACTTCAGAAGACGACTTGGAAATAGGGGCTATCGAACTTCCAGAAAGAATATACAAACGAGTCGAATGGATTATAAAAATGTTCAATGCGATAAAAAATTATTTCCTATCATTTAAACCAAAGAAATTCAGAATAAGCGGAATAGAGTTTCTAACAAAAGAAGGAACTCCTCTGAAGTTTTATTTGAATGAAAAGCATCACATCGATAATCATTACGGACCATGTAAGGCGGATGGACATTGTTTGATAGAACCAGTATTAAAAATCACAGCAGGAAAAGACAAGGTAAAAATCATATTTCAAGGGAATCATAAATTTATTTATTCACAAGTCTCAATCAGGACTACCTACCTGAAGAAAGTATGAGCTTATCATGCCTGAACAGAATTTAAAAAAACTGGCTTCCTACCCGGGAACATTTACACTGAATAAAATTCAAGCAGCGCAAATAGGATTGGTAGGAACAGACAGCGGAGACGAGGGAAAATACAGAAGATTATCTGCCCGCAGCGATACGGACCTACCGGAGTATAGCTTCGATCAAGTTAGAAAAAAATCATTTTATCTGTGGCAGAGGAATCCTCTGGCAAAAAGAGTTCTGGAAATACTAAATGACTTCTGCACCGGAGATGACTTGACAGTAAAAATCAAAACAATGGAACGTAAAAAGTCCGGCGATGTAGAAATAACCGAAGCCAAAGAAGGTCAACAGGTTTGGGACGACTTCTTCGAAGACCCAGTAAATAATTTAGAAGAAGATGATTCTGCTATTCAGTTGGACGGATTTATAAACGGTGAACTCGCGCTGCCTACATTTGTAAACGAAGTAAACGGAAGTGTGCGGCTGGGATATATAGCTCCGCAGAATATTCAGGATGTTATTCCTCTGCCGAAAAACCAGCGTGTAATTGATAAAATAAAAGTTGGATTTTCAAATAACGTGAAGCCGGAAATAATGAACGTCATTCGTTGGAATTACGAGGGGACATTAATAACTAATCCTGACAAATATGGAAAACTAATTGGAGACGTATTATTTTTTCAGCTTAACAGAATCCCTTCTCAGATGCGAGGTTACTCAATTCTGATAGATCATATTGACTGGCTGGACGCATTCGATCAATTCTTATTCTCTACTCTTCAGGGTTTCGACGCAAGAACAAAATATTTTTATGATTTAGAAATGAAGGGAATGACGCAGGATGAATTGAATCAGTTAGTATTCACTCCACCGGCCAACGGTGCTGTAAATGCTCATAACGAAAATAGCGTGTGGGAAATAAAAAGTCCCGACTTAAAAGCTGCCGATTCCGTGACCGCTGTTCACATGGTAAAAGATTTTCTAACTGGAACTTTCGGATTTCCAAAGACTTGGTTCGGAGATGGAGATACGACCAACAGATCTACAGCAGAAGCGATGACAGTTCCAACATTGCGTATGCTTAAACGTATGCAAGGATATACTAAACGACGTCATAAATTTACAGCGAAATATGTTTTACAGTGTGCGCAGGAAAAGAATAACAGGATATTAGCTCCATCTCAATATTTCGACGTGGAAGTTTCGACATTTAACTTAGGAGCGAAAGATATAGAAACAACAGGAGCGGGATTTGTGTCTTTGATAAATGCACTAGCAATAGCAGAAACAAAAGGATGGATAAGCGGAGACAACTGCAAAAAGGTTGTAGATGGAGTTGCTAATTCACTGGGCATAGAAATCGAAGAACAAGAAACAGTTGAAGAAATAAAAAAGAAAAATCAAGACAGAACAGATGTAGCGGCTTATGACGGACTAGAAAAGCCGCCGCAATTATCTGAAATCTAAAAAAGGAGATATTATGAATATATACGAAATGATTTTGTGCTTTTATTTGACCGGCGTTTTGATTATGATGGGGTATTCTGTCCAGCTTTATTTATACACGCGAAAATATATTCTTGTTTACATACGGTTAATTATTTTAAGTTGGTATTCCATCGGTTCAATAGCCGGAACGCTACTGGTGCAAAAGCGACAATATGAAACATCTGTGATAAATGCACAAAGAATAATCGACGAACGAAAGAAACATGAAAAAAACAAACCACATTTAATTATCCCAAGTTGAAAGGATAAATAAAATGAAAACTATTATTTTTGCAATCATTCTTACAATATCTATTTTAGGATGTTGCTCGCAATCGCTGATTGAAAAGGGTGATTACTTCGAGGTAGTTAATCCAAAAGCGCCACATTACGGTGAAATATTTCGAGCATACAGCGGACAGTTACCCGACAGATGGGAGTTACTAAACTATGTTTTTGGGCAGAATCAAAAATCTGGATGCGGAACTGTATTACTGCAAATGAGTGATATTGCGAAAGTTGAATATAAAATAGGTGATTTTGTTAAAGTCATAGACGAAAAGGATTATGGATTTTATACGCTCTATGTTGTGCAATCAGATATTTTTTATAACGAATACGCAAAAGTTGGCTGGGTTTTAATTTCTACGCCAAGTGATCCCAATCATCAAAGAGGCATTGAAATAAATCGTATTAGAAAGATAGAGGAATAAAATGATACTCTGGTTTATCGAAACAGTATTTGCATTTATAACAATACTTGATTTGTGGCTAATGGGCAAGTACGAATTAAGATATTGGGAGATGCTAAAAATATTCAGCGATAAATATCCAGAGCTTACAGAGTCCGCAAAGAAACTGAAAGACGAAGCATCAAGCGCGGTATCAATCGGTATGTTTGCGTTCTGGTATGCGATGATTGGACTTGCTTTAAATTTCATAGCAAAGGATTCTACTGAATTCTGGGAAACACTGGGCGCGATAATATTTTTACACTGGGCAGGCAAAGAGGACTTACAATATTTTATTTTAGATTTAATTGTTCAGTGGCTGCCTGAAAGCTGGTGGATAACAAGGAAGTGGGTTACGATTATAGGAAAAAGAAGATTGCCTAAGTCGGTTCCATGGATGATAGTCTCGAAAAAAATATGGATATTAACAATTCCGATGTGGTGGGTTAGGTTATTTACCGGCAACGGCGGATCGGATAAACAGAATGTAAAGTTTTGGAGATTTTCTGTTGGCGTTATAGTTGCAGAATTAATTGTGTTAACAATTAAATTTTATTGGAGCTAACATGAAAGATATACTAAATCCGCCGGTAGGACTTTTTGGAGTTGGAGACGGTCAGTCAGGAATATCTGCTTTCTTGCAGCATCACTTAGTTGGAGTAGGAACGCATTTCTTCACAATCGGATATTCACAGGGTTACAATTTTAATATACCCTGTGTTTTTGAATCAGATCAAAGAGTAGGTTACGCTCTTTGGAGTTCTTATATAAACGACACGAAATATAATATGCGTTTGTATTCTCTGATAGGAGCTACCGAAGAAGAAATTGAACACGCTCTTGATTACTGTATCAAAGAATTTTTGGGTATGTCTTACGGTTACACTCAATGGTTATGGTTTCCGTATCACATGTTTTGCGAAAAGATTCTTAGACTAAAAAATGTTGACAAACAAAAGAATTGGTTCAAAAATTGGATAGTCAAAGGAATGGTTTGCGATGAATTGTTTTGGTGGTTAGCGTGGGCAGTATCAAACTGCGATCTGCAAAAGTGGGCTGGATTAAAATTAATCTTAGACCAGTATAATCCAGATGCTTTGACATCAAGGGACGTTTGGAAGATACTGGAAAGCAATCCAAAATATTTTAAATTGGAATTTGAAAGAATGGATGGAGTATTGAAGAGTTATTAAAAATTTAGGAGATTAAAATGAGAAAAATATCAGAGGCGAAGTGTAATTTTTATTTCTGGTTAAAAAGTAATGTATTTAAGATTAACGAGGGAGATCGTTTGCCGTGCTATTTGATATGGATAAAATACATACTCTTCCCTGTGTCAATGTTCTTCGCTGCAAATAAACTTCCGTTTGGAGTAAAATATAGAATAGATTGTGACGCATTGGAAATAGCAGGTCAATCTTATACATATGAATTATTTATAAATTTCGGAAAGAACTTTCCAGACGGGCGATTATTCAAATTTAACAGAAGTGAACCCGGGAATATTATATCAATTGATAAGGTAGTGAGATTGCAGCAACAGATAGAAGATGAAATCAGAAAAGCATTCAATGCCGGAAGAGAGATAGATGTTAGATACGTCAACCAACCGGACTTATATGAAACGTGTGAAGATTATTTTAGAATAAAAAATCCATTAAGCCATTTTAAAAGTATTGATTAATTATGTCCTCACCAAAACTAAAGATAGAAGAACTTTTTATTGTATTGAAACCATCTGGAATACATGGTGTAGGCGTATTTACTGATAGGAAAATACGTAAGGGAGAGTATTTGAAAATATGGTTACAAAATGATTGGAAATATTTGCGTGAACCGAAGGGCAGATTAAAAAAGATGTGTATTCATTTTGGCGTTAGACATGAAGGTGGATGGTATTCTGTCCCAAAGTATTTTGTTCGTCCTTCAATTGGATGGTACTTGAATCATTCTGATAAACCAAATATGAAAATTACAAAATCAGGTAGAGTTTATGCCTTGCAAAACATAAAAAGTGGTATTGAGTTAACGATAGACTACAAGACTCTTGATAATGAGATTGATAATTCGTTATGATAAAACCAAACATAGACGAATTCAACCGACTGATAAATAAAATCGAAGAGACCGGCGTTTCTCAGGTACAAGGAATAATTGAGAAATGGCGAAGGTCGGTAGTCTATGAAATTGCTAACTCAGGGAATCTTGACGCCTTATCAACGGAAGTTTTATTAAATAAATTAAAATTCTTGAACCAATCCGCTCAACGCGAACTGACCGGCAAGTTAACAGAAAATCAAAGGCGATTATTTATAAAAGGACTTCAATCGGTAGATAAATATTTAGAGTCAGGAAAATTATCGGTAGGACTTCCCTATTTGTCTGAACATAAACTTGAACAACTGCAAAGATACTCTGCCGACTTAGTAACCGGAATAATTGCGGAAGCACAAAAAAATATAGGCGTTCAAGTTAGTCTTGGAGTGATGGGGCAAAAGTCAAAAGATGAAATAATACAAAGTATCGGAAGCAATCTTGAAGATCCTTCTGTATTTGGAACAATAGCGAAACGGGCGCAAGTAGTTTTTCAAACAGAAGTAAAGAGAACACAGAACATTGCAACAAACGATAGGATAAAGCAGGCAGCAACTCAAATAAAAGATTTGAAAAAAAGATGGATACACACTCACATAGGAATTCCCAGGCCATATCATTTGTTAATGCACGGAACTACAATTAATGTGAACGAATTATTTACTTTAAAAGGTGCGGATGGAAATATTTACGAGATCGAAGCTCCGCACGATCCGATTTTACCGGCAGGGGAAGTAGTAAACTGTTTCATTGGCAAGACAATGACCGATGCGAGAAACATTAAGAAAATATTTAGACAGAAATATTCAGGTCAACTTCTCACCATCAATACTGCCGCAGGCAACGAAATCTCCGTCACCCCGAATCACCCTATATTGACTGAAAAAGGTTTTGTTAAGGCATCTATTTTGAATGAAGGAATGAATATCCTTCGCTGCCCCTTCGGTCAAAAAATGATTATGGGAAACCCAGACGTAAACAATGCTCCAGTTAAACTTGAGGAGATTTATAATTCGGTTGCGCGTAAACGGAAAGGTGAGAGGGTTGCGAGTACAAACATGGACTTCTATGGCGATATTTCCAGTGACGGCAAGATCGACATTATAAATATCGACGGCCTTTTGAGGAATGGTTACTATTCCAATATTTCGCAGATAATCGGCAAGAAGAATCTCACCTCCCCCAACTTTATACAAACCTTTTTCAGCAACAAGTGCCCGCTTACATACTTCTTTGTGCGAACGTTTAGAGCCACGCATAGAATCATGATACGCCTTCATTTGATGTTTTCTTTGTCGTGGCGTCATTTGTTTCCATTTAAGAATTTCCGCTTCGCTTCGATTTCTATAATCGATGTTTTGAGATTTGAGGAAAGCAGTCAAACTGATTCGAGGAAGTTTGTATTTGTCAGAAAGATATTTGACAGACTTACCGGAAAGATACTCGGGAATAATATTGTCAGGAATAGGAATTTTCTTTCCTCTGGGTTTGATGCCCCGAAGTTTCAAGTGCCTGACGAGAGTTTTATTATTGATCTTAAATTTAAGACAGACATACTTGATAGACTTACCAGTAACGTATTCAGCGACAAAATCACTTCCATCGTATTGCATAATGTTGACTCCATTTATGTTTATACTTTAGAGACATTGGAGTCAATATACAAGGCTAATACGATAATAGCAAGCAACTGCCGTTGTTTTGTCACTCCATACGTGGAAAGATTTAAAAATGAAAATGAAAGAGAAAATATTATGAATCCAATATCATTCAAAGATCAAAGTTTGTATTAAGCGTGAAGATATCGTGCGCGTTGATATTCCTAAATATCAACATCATTACCGGCTTGTGTTAGTTCCGAGCAATCGGTGGGCTTATCTCCTACTCCGTGCCTCTAACCCAAAGAAACGATATTATCGGAACTTTTAATTTTTATTGCCCTCCAAACAAAAAAGCCCTGCTCAATGAGCAAGGCTTAGGATTTTGTCAGGCGGCGGCGAGTTATTTTTCTTTAAGCAGTTTATCGAGAGCGATTTCTATCACTTGCGTTCTATCCTTAATCGCCGGAGAGTTTCTTTTTACATACGCATCCAGAGCAGAGAGGATTTTTTCTGGAAGGCGAATTGAGATTGGGATGCGGATGAGTTTAGACATTGGCTACCTCATCAGATGTTGTAACCTTGCCCTCTTCGTCAACCGTAACGGTTTGGGGATCGCTCATTACCATTGCGGTTGCAATTGCTTCAAGCACGTCGCCAGTTGGCAAATTTTGACCAGCCATAAAATCCATAACGGATTTATCGGCTTGCAAAGAGTTGATAACCTCGGCAACTGTTGTGCCGTCATAGGATGCTGTGGTGAGTGTCATGATATATCTCCTTATGTGAGTGATTATGCTACTACTTCGGGTTTCCAACTTGAGTTTCCAGTGCCAAGTTCAACTTCTGATTGTGCGGGCTTAGTGGTGACTACTTGCAATTTGCCCATTTCGATTTTAGATAATATCTCGGATAATGTTGCCCGACCTCTTGACTGTGCATCTTTGTATGTTTTCGTGCCGCAAAAAGTAACGACGGGTACGATTTCTTCTTTGTTGTCGTCTTTGCTGATGTCTTGGTCTTCAACTTTTAAAACCCTAAGAATATCGCCAGTGCTTGTTAAGATTCTGGTGTCTTTTTGGATTGTTGTCTGTGTCATTGTCTTGTCCTCTATGTTTGGTTTCTGTGTCAATTTAACTACATACAATGTAATACAATGTATACAGAAAGTCAAGAGAAATCTTTACAAAGCGACAACTATTTTTGTATATGCGAAAAACAGAGGAAAAACAAGTCTTTTATACGAGCCGCCGCCCCTCATTTCTTGGGGTTTTAAGGCTAAAGGGAAAGTTAGGGAATTTTGGGGGTTGACAATGTGAGTAAATTTGTTCAAAAGATTTTACTTGACAAATTGAGCACAAAGTTGTATTTTTGTGCCGTAATGAATACGGTTCTTACATAGTTTATAAACAGAGCAGATTGATGGCGCAACATCGGTCTGCTTTTTTTATTGTCCTTTTAAATAAGTTTCTAATCGATCCTCGATAAGAGGACGCTCGACATTCGACCTGAATAAGGCGAAAACTGAAGCGCAGATAATTTCGGTGAATCCCCCCGCCGTTTTTGTTTGCGCTTTTTTTTGTTTTAAAAATATGAAGGAGTTGAAAATGACTAAGCAGGAACTTGATGCGAGAATTGAAAAATTAAATAAAAAACAAACGAACAAGATTCTTGCGTTACTGGATTCGACCGGCGGAGACGCATACAAAGAAGCGATTGCAGGAGGAAAGACCGAAGACGAAGCAAAAATAATTGCTGAAGCCGCAGCGTTGAAAGCCGGTGAAGAGTTCTTAAAGTCTTTGGAGAAACAGGAAGATGCTAAAACCGATACTCCTGATGAAACAGAAAAAGAAAAACTGGCGCCGGTTAGTAAAAAATTATCATGGGGCGGATATACAACCCTTCAGACCGAACCGTTTGCAAAAAGCATTCTCGAAGAGCTGAAGAAAATATTTGTCGAAGATACGGAAATAACTGTGATGAATTTCGCCGGTTCTTCTACGCTTGATAAAGCAAAGGGGAAGCTTTACAAGATCACGGCAAAGGGAAACAAGATCGGAATAAAAAGTTTCTTAGTATAAGGAATTCAAAATGAAAATCGTTTCTAACTGGCGTGGTTTCTGGCACGCGAAATCTTTAATCGAAGCTGGTAAAGTAAATAAAGTAGATGAATTTTCTTTTTCAGCTTCAAACGCTCAATCGTTACTTGGTGATGCGGGAAATAATTTCGATGCCCTATCGGCATTTCATCTTGGTGAAAATATCGAAGCTATTACATCCTCGAAGGAAAGATTTGTTTACCCATACGGGAAAGATGGATTTGTTTTCCGCAGCGCACTTGAAGATATAGTAGTTAAAGCTGGTAAGAGTGGAGATAGCGCAGTAATTGATTATGTAAATCAGTTAATTCAGAAAATTGACAGAATCGAAGAATCTCCGACAATAGATTTGAATATAAGTGTTCAGGCGGCATGGGAAGTAAAAGAAACGGAAATACGACATCGAATAAAAGAACCGGGATTGTTCGATAGCTGTCGGTCAAAAGATATTACAACCGGAGTGAGAGCTATTTTCTGCCGTCTATCTTCCGATAAAAAGACATGGCAAATGCAGGCTTTAAGATTCGACAGAGATAAATTCAATCTTGAAGAAGCAAAGTTATGGATTAAAAAACATCCATTGGCGGCATCAAAGATTGAAGAAAATGAAATTGATTCTCTTCAAACTTGCGAAGCATTAAGCATTGAAAATCCGATTCAAGCATCTGAAGGTGAATATAAAAATTCAGGATTGCCGATTCTTGCTTCAGTCAGTAAAACCGGCGATGGTAGTGTGTGGGATGTGACAATTTTCAAGGCAGGGTTCGCTCCGGCAAAACCTCCGGTATTTATTTCTAAGAAAGCTATTAAGGCTTCTGAAAAAGTATTTGAAGGTTCGAGAGTTTACGCAAACAATGACGCTGATTATTACGGACACAAAACAGACAGATCGAAAAAGGGTGTCCGTGAAATAGTTGGCGTATTAAAGGGAGGCAAGGCGATAGGAGACGAGTTGCATTATAATTTGCACATCCTTCCTTCTGCTCAGTGGCTGAAAGACGACTTGTTGTTTTTATCGGATCGGAATGCTTTATCGACTTATCAACTTTCGATTGATTCCGGTTTTTATCATAATGGTACAGTTTTTTCACAAGAAGCAAACTCTAATGTCCCGAACGTAATTGCTGTAGCCGGGGGTGATGTGGACATAGTTCCAAACGGTGCGGCAGGCGGACAGTTCAATAAAATCGCGGCATCAAAAAATACAGATTCTAATTCACATAACAACAATTTAGGAGTTACAAAAATCATGAAAAACAAATTAATCGCCATCTTTGCGGCTATGTTTCCGGTGATATTCGCTGCAAAAAATATCGACGTTGTCGGGATAGATGAGAACGAATTATACTCGTTCCTCTATGCTGCCAATAAAGCACAGCCTCGAATGAATCTGCCGGAAGGATTTGACAAGGTAAAAGTTGAACCTATCATTGACGCAGCCTTGACGAAAATTCAAGCTACAAAAGTTGACGATCCGCCTCCGGTGCAAGATCCGCCTGCAGGCGATCCTCCTCCAGCTGTAGATATTAAAGCCGCGCTAGATCCTGTTACAAAACGAATTCAGGAAATAGAACTGAAGTCCTGTCAAAACGAATTACGTGCTGCGGTAGCGGAAAGCAAACTACCCGACGTTGTTCAAAAAGAAGTTTTGAAACAGTATCACGGAAAGATATTCGCATCGGCAGATTTACAGGCAACGATTGATTCGTTCAGACAGATTGCCGCGCATTTTTCCAATAACGAAGTCAACAATCGCGGTATGGATATTCAGATTACCGCAACAGAAGCATCGAAGATGGAAAACGCTTTAGCGGCTACGATTCTTTGTTCCGGCCATCAGAATTATCCGTTGCAACTTGGCAGCGATGCGATGAAAAAGATCGTAGGTGATGCTGCTCCATTGCGTTCAATCAAAGAGCTTTACATTTCTTGCACAGGTGACGTTGGCGTGACAGGTAACCCGGCAAAAATGTCGAAGTTAATGGCGGCCACCGGAATTGATACAACTCAATTCTCGGTAATCGTAGGAAATGCACTGAACAAGGCCCTAGTAACCGATTACAATTATCAAGACAAACTTGCCGACATAAACAAGGTTTGTAATATCGTTGATCTGAATTCGATTCAAGAACAAAAACGAATACGATACGGTGGTTATGCAGATGCTGCTGTAGTTGCGGAAGGCGATGCTTATCTGCCTGCAACTTCTCCGGATGACGAGGAAGCCGTTTACACGCCGACCAAAAAAGGCTTCACGGAAGACATCACTCTTGAAACAATCAAGAAAGATGATATCAATGCCGTGAATAAAATCCCTGGTCGGATATCAAAGGCTTGCATAAACAAATTCTATAAGACTGTTTTCGGTTTACTCGATCCGGGCCAAAATGCTCTTGTGTATGACAGCGTAGCGATGTATGATCTTTCGACGCACGTGAATTATGGCACAGGAGCTTTAGACGCAACTTACTTGAAGGCCGCTATAGCTCGTATGCTTGCTCAAACAGAAGCTGGCAGTTCTGAAATACTTGGCATCCGTCCGGGCTTCTTACTTGTTCCTGCTGAACTCGAAGGGACTGGTTATGAATTACTGACAGCAGCTTATGGTCAGTATAATGAGGTTGCAACTTACGCACAATCGAAACAGATTCAACTGCTCGGAGTTCCATACTGGAGCGGCTTAACAGTGACTTACGGCAACAAGGCAAAGAACTGGGCTTTAGTTTCACGTAGAGAAGATGGTGTTCCGATTGAGGCCGGTTTTGTAGACGGTCAACGCACACCCGAATTATTTGTATCGAACCTTGCAAACGTTGGTTCGTTATTTACAAACGACAAGATAACTTACAAAGTTCGTTTCTGGTTCGGTGCGGCTGTAATTGACTTCCGATTTGCCGATGGTTCAGTAGTATCTTAATTTCGTATTTGGAACGGCGGGAGTTAAAAAGTCCCGCCACATTTTAAAGTTATTTTTCAAAGTTATTACTTAAAAATAAAAGGACATCAAAATGAAAACAAAATTTGGCTTATTTCTTTCGATTGTGCTTCTTATGGCAATCGTAGTCGGTGTAGCTCCGGCGCAAACGTTTGGAGTCAATCCGTATATGCGTGTTGTTGGAATTACCTTTAAAATTGATTCTGTAATTACCTCAAACGACAGCACAAACGTAATTTATCTTCCCTTCAAAGCTCAATTCCTCGGAATGACAATGACGGCCACAACCGTAACAGATACGGTTGTGGTTGCTTTAGGTAAAACTAATCCGGTCACGCTGGTAAATACGGCTTCTATCGCATCAGCGACATTACTCACAGCTAAAGTTGTTGCATACAGTGCCGCTGCTTCTTACGGAACAACGATGCCTGCGGGATCATACTGGAAAGTAATAGGCAAGGTTGGAACGGATGCCGGAAACGTGGGGCGAAACATTCGCGGCACGGTCTGGGTATCGCCTAATTAATTCTAGGCACGCAACATCTAATTATAGGGCAAGCATATAATAACTTATATCGTTTGCCCTATTGTTTATTGTTTTGTTCTTTTCTTGAGGAGCTGAATAGATGAGGAACTTCTTATTTTTATTTCTTTTTTTAATCCCTTCGCTTTTGTTTTCTCAGGTTCCATTAAAAAAACCGGCTTACATTTATTGGTCGAACGATACTATCTATTTTTCGATAGATGGAAAAGTCTCCACTACAAAAGTAATCAGCGGAATGATAGCAGGATTTGATTCGGTCATGTTCGTGACGTTAACACGATTAAGAGATTCCATCGAAGTTCAAAACAGAAGAATAGATTCCTTGAAATCCGTTGTCAGGGACACGAACAAAATTCATTCGGATACTTTACTTTCGCATAATGATAGAATAAACGCAGCGAAACAAGTTCCGCTTGACTCAATGGCAACCGCAAGAACAGAATTAAACCTTCACAAAGATACTTTAGTGATTCACGATACAAGAATTAATCTTGCGATACAAAGATATCTTGATAGCCTTTTCAATCACAGAACATTTATGAATTTGGATCGTGACAGTTTAGTAAGCCATAATACGAGAATCTTGACAGCAATTCAAAGATCGCTGGACTCTGTATTAACAGCAAGGGGAGAATTAAACTGGCACAAAGATACTTTAACATCGCATAACAATAGGATTAATTTGGCAAGGCAGGAAGCAAGAGATACGTCAAATAATATCCGTTCAACCTTAAATGCAAAAGGTGATTCGATATATTTTTACCCTAAATTAATGATAGAAGCAATACTAAATTCATTCATGGAATGGGGCGATACTTCTACAACAATAGCAAATAAAATCTTTGTAGCTAATACTTACGCAACATTATCGGGAATGTCTGCTTATTATTCGAGAGGTGATACTTCAAGCGGAACAAAAGGTTTTCATTCTCGTGATTATATGACGACTTGGATGAACCAAAAAGCAGATACGAGTTATGGCAATAGTAAGGTGATGTCAACTTCTTTACTCGCATATAAAAAGAATATCGCAGACTCTCTCGGTGTGAATGATTACGTAAGAAATTGGAAACTTGGAGAATATGAAACACGAGGAGATACAAACACAACCAAACATGCAATCACATTGTCCTATGCCGTAGATAATTTCTGCCCAATAGTATCGGCAACAAACTGGAACACTGCCTATACTCGGTCTGGAAAACTTGTAGATGATTCAACAAAATGGAACACGGCTTACGATGATAGATTAAAGTGGGACGGTGGTTCATCTGGTTTGACGGCAACAACAGGCAGGACTTCACTTGGATTAAATAACGGTGCAATGGTAGACACTATAGAATTTGGACAGAAATATGATGCACGAGCAGATACCAACACTACAAAGCATCCAATTACTTTAAGTTATGCAGTGGATCATTTCGCTCCAATCGGTGCAACAAATTTTAAGTGGAATAAAAGCGGTGAAGCACAAGTTTCTGACTCTATAAGGATTATAGCAGGTGCAAATATTACCCTTACACAGTCCAATAACACTTTAACAATAACTGCCGCAAGCGGGGCGGGCGGAGAGGTTAATACCGCTTCTAATCTTGCAGGCTTGGGTATTGGAATATGGAAAGACAAATCAACTTATGATTTAAGATTTAAAAGATTAAAAGCGCTCGGTTATATCACAATAACAGATATGACAGATTCGGTTTCGATGGTACCGGATACGTCTGCGCTTAAACTGGCTACAAAAACAGATGTAGCCGCTAAACAGAATTATGACGCAGACCTAACAACTTATGCGGGTATTTCTCCATCTGCCAATGCTCAAACATTATTAGGACAGACCTTTGCACAAATGAGGGGTAGTTTGGTTGCGCCAGATTCTACGTTATCCAGAGATACGGTTTATTCTAACTCTGTAAGCAAACTCAACAATGGCACAGGAACTACAGTAGCCGCTGGTGGAGGTAAAACATACAAGGTAAGCATTAACACTTCTCAAAACATTGCAACACTTTCTAACCTAACTCAAAATGGCTGGATAAAAACTTCCGGCAATAATGGAACTCTCGGTGTTGACAGTATGGTATGTCTATTTATCCCGCTTGATTCAAGCTGGGTCAACACAACCGATACGTCTGGATTATTCTACACCGATCGGGCAATAACAATCAGTAGCATCCGGGTTGCGGGGCAGGGAACCGCGATGAACATCGTAGCCGATTATATGTTCGGTGCTAATGCCAATTTGAGCGGATCGGTTACAAAATTATTGACATCACCGGCCGCCTCGACAAGCGTCACGACCGGCACAGTAGTTTCTTCTTTTGACAATGCTTCAATACCGGCCGGGAGCTGGATAAAGGTGAGGTTTCCGACGGTAACGACTAAGCAGTTCAAAGAACTCGACATCGTAGTGACTTTCTTGGAATGAAAAAGTATCTCATCATATTTCTTCTCCTGTTTTATTGCGCTGCTGAAGCGCAGAGCCTGAGAACAATCCGGAAAAGGGCGAAGAAAGCAACCTCTTCCGTTGTTGTAGAAGACGTAACGAAATGGTATTTATCCAACACCGGTTCAGATGCCAACTCCGGTCACGCGCCGGAACTTCCGTTGCAAACTATTACCGGATTAATGACGCACTCGCTTGCATCAGGCGATACGGTATTATTTTTGGCTGACGGAATATGGAGAGAGCAGCTAACAATAACTCAGACAGGCGTAACGGTTACACGATACGGAGTTGGTGCAAATCCAATAATCAGCGGTGCAATTCCTAAAACAACTTGGGTTTATGACGGCGGGAACACTTGGGCAACTGCAATAAGCGATGAAGTCTTTGACGTGTGGGTCAATGGCGTTCAGCAAGTATGGGCAAGATATCCGAACAGAGGGCAGTATAACAACCAGTATCTCAACGTTGCGAGCGGAACCGGAACGACAAAAGTTGTATTGTCTGGCGCAAGTTTCACGGAAGATATTCTGGTAAACGCTGAACTTGATATACGTGCGGTGCAATGGATGAACAATATTCGGACGATCAGATCAAATAAAAATGACAGCGTTTGCGTTTCAGTGCCACTGGGGTGGACTCCTGAAATCGGCTGGGGTGCATTTATTCAAGGTAACGTAGCATCACTTCAGGACACAACGCATGAGTGGAGATGGGATGGAGATAGTTTACGTTTACGTCTTGCAACGGGAGAAAATCCAAGTTCATTCAACATCGAAGCAACAACTTTAGATTATGGACTTACTTGCAATCAGACAGTAACCGTCGATGGAATACAATTTGAAAAACAGGCACTCGCGGGTATAAATATACCCAGGACTCCTGCTAACGTGTCAATTAAAAACAACCTCATCTGGGCGCAGAAGGGCATCGGCGTCGAGTTTGAGGGAGCTGCAACCGGCATTAACGTAACCGGTAACACGATAAAAAGTACTGGCTGGT